GGATATATCAAAACAGATTGATAAACTTGATGCAGTAAAAGAAAGGAAGGATCGAAATTACAAGTTTACAGAATGGATGAGATCAACAGGTTTAACAGCAAAACAGATCGATCAAATAACAGATACAAACATGGGATCTCATTACACTACAAACAAATCACAACCTTCTATAGCTACAAGAGAATATTTTGAAATGCTAAGACCACATATAAAAATAGATATTCCTGATTATATAGAAAAGATGGTAGATCAAAGAACAATTGAAAGTCAAAATTACAAAGATAGAGAAGTTGTAGGATATGGAGATGGTGGTTTACATAGAGGATCAGGAACTACTGTAGCATTTGGAGTTGGTAATTCAAAAGAACAATCACCTATAACAAAACCAACTACAGAAGAAGCAATTCACTGGTCAGGATGGGGTACTGCCTTAAAACCTGCCTTTGAGCCAGCGATCCTTTGCAGAAAGCCGATAGAGAAGGGTTTGAATGTATCAGAGAATGTTTTGAAGTGGGGAACAGGTGCGATAAATATAGATGCTTGTAGATTTGGATTTGGTGATCCTTGTTGGGTAGGACCTCAAACGACCAATTTGAACGGTGGTACATACAGTATAAACGCGTCACCTTTATCGCGAGATAGTCAAGTACCCAAAAACGGGATCGGGGAATTTGTAGATCCTAAAGGCCGATGGCCAGCAAATATATATCAATGTGCAAAACCTTCAAGATCAGAACGTGAAACAGGACTAGATGAATTTAAAGGCAAAACTTCAGCACAGATAACAAATAGAAAAGAAGGATCGGCAGGTTTGAAGAATGCGAGAGCAGGAAGAACGGCACAAGGAGAATTAAAGAACTTTCATCCTACAGTAAAACCTACAAAACTCATGGCATGGTTGTGTCGACTTCTCACACCAAAAGGCGGGATCGTATTAGATACCTTTCTAGGCTCTGGAACAACAGGAGTATCAGCATCTATGGAAGGATTGAAGTTTATAGGTACAGAGATGAATCCAGAGTATTGCGATATTGCTCTTCAGAGGATCAAACATGCAACAGGTCATGATATAATCAAAGTAGAAGCTGTTATCTTTGAGGTGAATAATGTCGAAAGTAGGTAGACCATCAAAATTGAATGAGATTGTTATTCAAATGCTTGAAAAGGCATACAGTTTAGGCATGTCTCCAAAACTAGCATGTCACCATGCTTCAGTCTCTCAATCCTCATACAATACTTGGATGCAAAGAGGAGAACAGGATCGATATGATGATGAAGACACAATATTTGCAGATCTGAATAGGAGAGTAAAAAAAGCAAGGTCTAATCATGCACTTGCTAATCTTGCACTTATTCAGAAGGCGGCAAAAGAGGACGGTACGTGGACAGCAGCCGCTTGGCTCCTCGAAAGAGTACACAAAGAATATCAAAAACAACCGGAGCAGATTGTAGAGGTGAATGTAGATAATAGACAGTTGTCCGTGGTTCAGTTAATGAAAGAATTGCAGAACTCAGATGAGGAGATTAAAGAGTTGATTGCTAGACCTGTGATAGATCTAGATGAGGAGTAGAGAATGAATGCCAGTATAAAGAATGTTCATTTTGGGAAATGGTTGAATAGGAAGATAGGATCAAAAACACACTTCTGTCAAAGGTTTGATTGGAAGAGCAGAGAGTTATTAAGATGGTGCCAAGGTAAGAACTTTCCTAAGTCACCAGTATTATCTCAACTGCTTTATGATCTTCATCTTCATATTGGTCAGGAATACACATCACTACTAGCAGAATGTCACGAGCAACTTATGAAGGATCACAAAGTATATAAATATGAACAGGAAAAAATTAGAAGACAACTTGAAAAAGAAACAGCAGCTGATTGAGTATGCAAAAAACTATCCTCTGTCCGTTTCTCTTCTTTGGGTTCCTCATTGTCATAACTACACAGGTATAACAGGAGAGCGGGATCGAGGTTGCGGTCGTCCTATGAAAAGAATCAAAGGGGATCTGTATCGGTGTGATCATTGTGATATTACAGAGAAGAGAACATCACAACAGCATTCTCTTCTCTCTTTGGGTTCTGAGAGTACTTTGATATCAGGAGGAAACAGGGCAGGGAAAACAGAAGTAGGAGCATGTCTATCTGTCGCCTTTGCAAGTGGTTCAAAAGAGCAATATGTCAGAGACTGGTTACAACTTAATAATCTACCCCTTGATCTAGTTCCTGAGAATCCTAGTACTGTTTGGTGTGCTTCATTGAGTTATAAAGATGGTCTAGAATACCTTAGACCAAAGTTAGATAAATATCTTCCTGTAGGTACAAAGAAAACACGATGGAATGCACAAGATCAAGCCGTTGCAATCCTTCCCAATGGTGGAAGAATAGTAAATAAATCTTGTGACAGTGGCAGAGATGCCTTCCAAGGATCTAGCATCTCTTTGTGTTGGATCGATGAAGAACCTAATGATGAAGGTATATTTCATGAGTGTTTATTGAGAACAGTAGATCTCAAAGGTAAAGTCATAATTACAGCTACACCATTAAAAGGTTTATCCTGGATGTTTGAAAGATTTGTTGAGAACCCTGCAAAGGGTTTTGAAGTTGTAAAAATATCAGGTCTAGATAATCCTTATGTATCTAGTTTTAAGATGAGAAGAACAGTTTCCCATCTTACAGAAGCATCTCAAAGATCTAGATTGTTTGGTGAGTTCTCAAGTCAATCCGGTCTAGTTTATCCTGAGTTCTCCAAAGATACCCATCTGATAGATATAAAAGAGATTCCGGATCACTGGAGAAGATATATATCTATCGACTTTGGATCTAGTCATCCCTTCTGTGCTTTATGGGTTGCTGAAGCTCCCGCAGGCTACTATTCTTCTGATACTACTCTGATTGTATATCGTGAGTTGTATTGGGTGAATCATACAACGATAGAATCAGGAAGAGAGATAAACAGAATAAACAAGTTACATAATGAAGAGATACATTGGTATGTAGCAGATCCTGAATCAAAAGACGGTCGTCTAACATTAGGAAGAGAATGCAATATTAGAACATTACCCGCTCCTAAGCATCTCGGTGTCAATGAGGGGATCAACATGGTAAGAGAATATTTACAGATTGATAAAGAAGGAAAATCTAGACTTTTATTTACGAAAAATGTAAAGAATACTTTGAGAGAGTTCAGGCTCTACAAGTGGGATAATAAAAGCAAAAAGGATGTCGTAAAGAAGGACAATGATCACGCAATGGACAGTTTAAGGTACTTTGTTATGCAATTTATGCGTTATAATGCACATCAATAGGAGAATACAATGTCAGACAATTATTTCGTTAGGTTATATAATGCT